CCTGGTCAGTTCCAGGACCACACCACCTTTTAATATGTATATCGCGATATCGATTCTCCGTCCCCACGTTTCATGGTAGTTAACCATCATACGGGTCCCAGGTCAATACTGGCAAATATCCATATACTCTAAGTCGATTCTCCGTCCCCACGTTTCATGGTAGTTAACCATCATACGGGTCCCAGGTCAATACTGGCAAACTTAGCTTTCTCATAATAGAACATGTAAAATATGCGTAAAAAAAGAAAAGCCCATGTAGGGCTAATCTTCAATGTAATAAATTTCTTCCAACTTATGGAATGCATTTAGTCTTCTAATAAATACTAACGATTCATCCATTGCTTTGATGTATTTTTCATCATTTTCATTTCCTTTTAATCTATCGAGAATATCCATTCTATTATTAAATTTTCTTGTAGTAGTGGCAATAGCTTCCTGTAACATACCTTCACTCATGGCTTCGTGTATAACTTCAACTTTAGAGTTTAACAGGTTTAATTTTGAGGATGCTACTTCTGCTAATTCATTATAACTTTCTTTTAACACTTTAGCATCAATTTTCTCCTTAATTAATAAACCGGTAATTACCAAAGTTGTAGTGCACGCTACACCAGTAATGATTTTACCTTTATTTTCTTTAACCACTTCTTTAAAAGATTTTTTGTTTTCTTTCATAATAAACACTCTCCTTAGATTTTATAGTCTTTCATAATACACCATGTAATTTTCACGTGGCCCAAAAACCCACTTTAGTTTGCCATACTATATATATTATATATTTTTTATATCACTTTTAATAAGAGAAAAAAGTGGGAAAGTGGGCCACGATGCCCACAAACGTTGGTATTACCACGTTTTCGCTGGCCCGGTTTTGAAAATAAAAGTGGGCCACAGGCCAAAAAAAGTGGGCCAAAATATTTTTACGTACGTACGAATTCTAGCATGACCCAAATAAAAGTGGGCCAAACCCATTTTCAAATATCAATAAGTGGGCCAAAAAGAAAAGGGATTGTTAGTCCCTTGGCGCTTTAATTTTGAAACGTTTCTGAGCTTCTAAAACTTTCATTAATTGAGCGCTAAAGATTTCAATCTCTTCTCTTCTCATCATTTCATCTGCTTGAGACATAACCCCATCAGCAAGGCCGTTTGCTAATTTTGTTTCAGCATATCGAATTTTTCTTGTTAAAGTGTCTTTAAGAGATGCCAATACGGTACCATCCATTACGTCTTTTAGTAAATCCACATCCGCTTGTAGGTTTTTTAATTTTATCACCTTGATAAACTATCACACCTACAACACCGGCTACAGTTACCGAAGTCGCAACGATTTTACCTTTGTTCTCTTTCACTTTTTGTTTGAAATTTTCGATTTTACCCATAATTAACACTCTCCTTTAATTTAAGTATATCTCATAAGAGAGTATGTGTTCCTCGCTACACCTTTCTCACAAATATAAATTTGCTTCTACGGTCAGTTCCGTACCCACGTCGCTTTTATGCGGATTGACAATTCATTCCTAAATACTCTCTTTCATAACACACCATGTATTTCTCGCGCAAAAATAAAAGCCTTTGTAGGCCCTTATTTCTCTTTTGAAGATAACCAAATAACCGTAGCCAATTCAATACCAAACGCAATCGCGCAAATTAATGAAACCGTACCAATACCAACCATAAATATCAATCTCCTTTATTTATGACGTACTAAATAATTCACCAACAACACAATCAACCAGAACCCACCGGTAATACAAGTTAAGAATAAGTGAAATAATACTTTTAACATTATGCCTCCTCGAAATTAGCTTTATCGTACGGAAAAACCTTACCATTATCATCGATAATAATATAAGAATATTCACCCTCAAATACTACTTCATAATTTTTATCTAAAGTTAACCCATTTGCATCACTTCTAAAAATACGTTTTACACATTTCACTACTTGTTCAGCCATAAATATCAATCCTTTCTAATCTAAGTGTATTAAAATATACCACAACCCGAATAAACATAAGATAAACCAGCATCCAAATGCTACCTTAATCACCCTCTACTCTCCTCATATAATACAATAACCAAAGCAATAAATATACCAACTAAGAACCAACATTCCAAAGTCATACTCATCGCCCCTTTAAAATATTTTTAACATCCTCCTTACTTGGATAAGCCCCGCAACTTCCATGTTTTTCTGGACAATACATTAACGATTGACACTGAGGAACCAAGAATTCAGAATATCTAGGCTCAACAGCCAATACTTCGTTTCTCATAAGTGTTGCTACTCGTCTAATAGGTTCGTCCGCACGAAGACAAAGACGTTTATGCATGAAATGAATTAAAGCTTCAATGTCGAATCCGATTCTTAATTTAGTTGGAACACCGATTGGTAATAATGTGCGCATTAAATCGTTTGCTTGCTCTCCTGAAATACCTCGTGTTTGCATCTCACATCGTATTGCTTGATACCATTCTCTTGTTGAAAGCTCGAACTGTTCATAAATATCTTTTAGTTCCGGATCATTTGCTACTTTTGGTGAAATGTAACAATCGAAGTTATCCATATCCACATATCGCTGACTCTGACAATTCTTGAAAACACCTTGCTCATGTCTCATAATTTGGTCAGCTGTAAATCTAGGACATTCAATTTCGAATTTAAAGAAATCACCTCTACTTCCGCTGGTGTGACCCGAACGTAAGCAGTTCAGGCCAACTTTCTCAGCGTTTCTTTCATCTGTCCCATAACAAATACAAGCAATATAACCGTGATTTCGAATGAAGTGCTTAACCTCATCCGGATTCAACAATCGTACTTTAATGTCTTTTAATTCGTACATAACTATTCCTCCTCTTTCTCCTCTGGCTTAGCACAAACGAATCCTATAAAAGGACGTTTAAGTGATTCATCTCGCTCTTCCACTAAAAAATCAACTGCTTGTTTATAGGCCACACAAAAATATCCAGCAACAGCAGCTCCACCAATACTTATAATAGAAGTACCTAATAAAATCTTCTCTTTAAGAGTCATCAGATATCCCCCTCTTCTCTATTTAAGCTTTTTTCAGCTTCGAAACCTTCGGGATAGCGTGCTAATAGCTTAGAAATATTATTAAACATCACCTGCCCTAGGTCCCAATTCATAGCAGTACAATACTCGGCAACAAACCAAAGTAGGTCACCGAGCTCTTTTTTAGCGTGTTCCTCATCGAATTCATGTCCTTGGTAAGCTTTTTGATAGATACCATGAAGCTCCCCGATTTCACTAGCCATTCCATGTAAAGCGTGTTGCTCAATCTCATAATCGTATAAGTTTTTATTAATTGTTCTCGCTGCTAACTCCTGATAATCCTTCGCTTCCATAACCACATGCCTCCCTAATTTCGTTTAAAGTTAAAATACCTAATGCTAAATATAAAAGTTCTTCGTTTTTAGGGTCCATACTCAATCCTCCTCAATGTCTTCTAATGTTGGACAAATATCAATCCCTAATAACACCATTAATAAAGTTGTGATTTCGAATTCTTTACTAAACATCATAACTCCTCCTCTGCAATTGTAATAACATTATCGATTAAAGCAATGACTGTAGCTTGCCCAACTCCTCCTGGTACCGGAGTAAGGTTACCTAAAGTTTGTAAATATCCATAACTAGTTTTCTTAACATCTCCGTACATTCGTCCGTTCACGAAGTTGATAGAAACATCGACAACTGTAGCGCCTTCTTTAAAGTCATCATACTTCAAAAAGTTTGGTTTACCGACACCAGTCACAACAATATCTGCTCGTTTTACTTTTTCTTTTAAATTTTCGGTTTTACTATGAGCAACGGTTACAGTAGCGTTTCGTTGTAAGAATAATTGGGCTAAAGGTTTACCGACAATATTACTACGATTAATAATCAATATGTCCTTACCCTCGATTGGAATATCATAGAAGTCTAATAAGTCAATAACACCTTTAGCGGTACATGGTAGATTACCCGGTTTACCTAAAGATAATCGTCCTGTGTTTATATCAGTGAATCCATCGACGTCCTTACGAGGGTTGATAAGGTTTGTTAAATATTGCTCGTCTAGATGCTCTGGTAGAGGTAGCTGTAGAATGATTCCTGTAATTTCGTCATCCATATTTAATTCGTAGATTTTATTTTGAATTTGCCATTGTTGAGCGTTATCTAAGAAATAGTATAATTTTGGAACAACGCCCACTTCAATACATCGTTTAAATTTATTTTGCACATACACATCGCTAGCATTATCACCAGCGACTTGAATAATAGCTAGCATTGGTTTCTTAGGTAGTTTTGAAGCTCGTTCTTTTAATTCTGAGACTTTAGCCTCAGCGTATTTTTTACCATCTAATAACATAATATCTCTCCTTTACTCTTGAGTCTCATCATCATAAGGGATTTTTTCGTCACCTTTGGTTAAAATATAATCATCTTCGTCTTCCATATCTAAAATTTCGCTAATCCCTAAAACTTTAACTATGGTGTAGACAACGATTCCGGCTGATAGAATAGACATAAGCCCTCCAACTAAAATAATGAAGAATAACTCTTTTAAACATTCAAGAAGTAACATTAAATATAACATAATTCTCTCTCCTTTTATAAAAATAAAAGAGAGCCCGAAGGCCCTCATTAAAGCATTTGTGAATCTCGCGTATTATAATAATTCTTCATAGTCGGATAAAAATATTTCGAAATCATCCAAATTATCATCGCCTGTTGCTAGTTTATATAGAAGCACCTCCACTCTACTTATAGGATTCGGTAATTCATCCACATCATAAACCCCTAAAATAGCCATTAAATATTTTTCTACTCTCGAAAGAGGTTCGAAAGTTGGTGCTTCCTCGCCAGTAACCCAACATTTATAAAGCTCCTCAATTCTCGATAGCGGATTTGGCAAATCACTAGAATCTAGAGAATATAAAGCATATAAAAATTTTTCTAATCTTGATTTACTCATTAATATATTCACGTCCTTTCTAAAATTAACTAAGGTCAGGGGACCTTATTTCGTTTTTATAAAGTCATTTTTCCATCTTCCACTAATTCATTAATAGCACGTTCGAAAGAATATCCATGTCGCATTAAATATTCTAAGTCATCTTTTAACCAGTTATCTTGTAATTGATATGCTACTGTCTCGCATCGCCAATTATCATAATAATATTCGCTAAGATTTTTACGACAATATTCATAAGAATATTTTCTTTCCTCTTTTTTAGTCGTATCTCCATTACACCCAATAGCCATCATTCCTAAAGCACAAGCCATAATAACAGTTAACCATGTCATAATAACATCTCCCCTTTAATTTATTTTCTAGGTCCTCTGACCTTAATTAATTTTTGTTCTAACCTATTTAAAATATCTTCAACTGTAGCTTGAGTATTTTTACTCATGATAATGTTTTCTTTATGTGTTTCATACCAGTCGAAAATATCAAACAGATCGCCTGATTCCCAACTAAAAGACCACCAATCACAAATCATTTCGATAATATATTGGTAATCCATATCTAAAACCATTTGTTTCGTATTGCTCGTATGTAGTATCCAGAATTCCCAATGATGTGGATTTCTATGTCTATGGTATAATTGTGCTCGTCTGTATTTTTCTCTTTTTTCAGCATCGTTTTTATCTCCGAATATAAATGCATCGCAAGCATAGTACTCGTCTTTATTTCGTTTGGATAAATCATGCACATTAATATACCAATCATAATCATAACCTGATTCGAGTATTTCGGGCATATACTTCTTAATCCAAGAATATCCAGTCTTAACATTCGCCCTATGTCGTTCTAATAATGCATCATACTCAATACTCAATTTTATCACCCTTTAGTCAAAAGGAAAAGAGACAGTAAAGTCTCTCAATCCCAATCTAAGTCATCATCCCATTTTCCTTCGTAGTAGTCGTATCTTTCATCGTTTGGAATAATCTCATAAGTACCATCTTCGTTGAAATGCACAGTTGCTAATAACTTTCTGTCCATGCTCATAATTTTAATAGCATCATTTTGATTTCCATTCATAAAAAATCGCCCCTTCGAATTTAATGTTCTCTCATAATAGCATATGCTATTTTCGCGCGTCCGACTTTTTGTTTCCCTTTTTAAACTTCTTGTTTTCTTTAACCTCTTTCTCTTTTTTACTCATCAATTATCACCACTTTACCAGTTTCTAAACTTCGCTTAACATCTATTACCCTTTGATTTGAGCTACCGCGATACTTAAGTGTTAAGTCCTTTTTCGAAAATATAAATGGACCATCTACTAGCGTATCGATATAGTGGAGAATAACCATTGATTTCTCGTCAGCCATCAGTTCCTCGAATGTATAACCGCTCCATACATGGATTGGCTTTTTAACTTCTCGATTGAGTTGAATAACCAGGTCTAATACCTCATCCAAATCTTGTTGAAATACTTCACCTCCCAATAAACATACACCATCAACATGTGGATTCTTAGCGTAGGATATAAATTGTTTCTTTGCTTTCTTATCGAACGGTTGTCCGCATTTGAAATCCCATAACTCGCTATTAAAACAACCAGGGCAACGGAATCTACAACCACTAAAGAATATTGTGGCTGTAATTCCATCCCAATTGCTAGCGTCGTATTTTAACATTTTTGAATAATTCATATTATCCTCTCCTTATAAATGTTTAATTCTGTTAAGAATATCAAGCTTGCGCCCCTTCGTCCAAGTTGTCTCTCCTAAATACCCACAAGTTCTTCGTACTACACTTAGTTTTGTTTGGTCTCTATTACCGCATACAGGACAAACCCAATCCAATGTTTCAGGGTCGTTATCCATTATTCCCGAGTATTTACAAACTCCGCATACGTCGCTTTCGAAGTTGATTTCTGAGTAGATGATCGTTTCGTACATGTGTTCGTATAACTTGAGAACAGCGCCGACATTATTATGTAACGGATGTGTTTCAACATAACTAACAGCTCCTCCAGTAGAATATCTTTGTAATTTACCTTCAATGTTAAGTTTCTCAAACGCATCAATTTCTTCTCTGATATCCACATGATAAGAATTGGTAATCCAACCTTTATCTGTGATGTCTGGTACATCTCCAAATCTAGCTTTTAATTTTTCACTAAACCATCCAGTAGTTGATTCTTGAGGTGTGCCATATAATGCGAATCGTAAATGAGGTTGATTAATTTTGAAATTGGCTAGTTTGTCTCGTAAATATCTCATTATATGCTCGGCTAATTCGAATCCTTCCTCTGTCGTATGGGATTTACCAGTTAAGTATTTCGCTGTTTCATATAAACCAGAATATCCAATTGTGACCGTGAATCCTCGCTCGTCGATTGCTTTTAAAATATCATCGTCTGGACCAAGTCTCGAAATAGCTCCATGTTGCCATAAGATTGGCGCGATACTAGCCTTAACCCCTCGTAATTTTTCATAACGTAACTCACACACTTGTCTCGCTAGCTCTAATTTTTCGTCCATTATTTTAAAGAATTTTCTAACATCTCCTCCTGATTCAAGCGCAGCATATGGTAAATTTACAGAACATACACCAAGGTTACCTCGCCCATAGAATATAGCTTCGTCGTTTTCATCTTTAAATACACTTAAAAAAGCTCGGCAACCCATAGGTGGAAACGCATATCCATGTAACTCTTTCATTTTTTTCACCGAAATAACGTCCGGATTCATTCTTAAAGCTGTTGACTTAGCAGCAAGTTTTGTTAACCAATAATATTCGCTTCCTGGATAAGTATTGTTTTCATCTAGAAAATATAAAAGTTTTGGGAATGTTTGAGTAGCCACAACTCCGTATTCATTTTTCATCCCAGCTATCCTTTGTTTTAAGAATTCCTCTATTAACTGTACGGTTTCATATTCATATTCTGGATTCTCTGAAATGTACATACAGACAGATATAAATGGTGATTGACCGTTTGTGGTCATTAGTGTTGATACTTGATAGTTAAACGTTTGAACCGCATCTTTAATCTCGTCTTCTAACTCCTTATCAATAAGTGCTTGTAAATATCCATCATCTACTGGTAGATTCATTCGTTTATACTTTTTCGTTATCTTCTCTTTGCTTATTCTCACAAACGGTGCAATATGCGATAAAGAGATTGTCTGACCCCCGTAAGTACAGGAAGCCACTTGCGCGGCTATCTGAGTTACGAGAGTCATAGCAGTTCGCAATGATTTTGGTTTTTCGATCATCTTTTTATTAATGACAGTACCATTCTGTAGCATATCTTCCAAATTAATCAGTTCACAATTATAAGTTGAGTTTAAATAATAATCTAAATCATGAATTTTTATCTCACCCCTATCATGTGCTTCGACTAGATGCCGTGGCAGAATTTTTGTTTTTGAGATGTATTTACTCACCTCACCAGCCATTAAATCGCGTTGTGTTGATACTAGTTGAGACTGTTTGTTTGCATTTTCGGTTAGAACATCTTGGTTGGTAAAATCCAATAAACCGCACACGGCATCAATTAATTCGTTTTCGGATTTTGACATTTTTCATTCCTCCTTTAATCTAATATTTCAAAATCTCCATTTTCGTAATCCTCAGCAATTAGTGTTAGCATCATGAGGATTTCCAAGAATATCATAATGTTGTCTTCGAATTCTTCGAGTGTACCATTATTTTGAATACGGAAATCATAGTTATAGTTTTCTACATTTGCGTCCGCAGCATTTGAAGTAATCATTGGGACTCTATCGTTGTCTATGAAAATTGTTATTGCGGGTGTAGCTTTCAATAGCCGCTCAATTTCTTCTGGTTCGCGAATATCAACCACAAATACATCTGCTTGAATCTCCCCGTTATTAAATTTCTCAATTTCAGCTAAAATATCTTTATGCGACATATCAGAATATGCGGATGTTAACATTTTTAACTCATGCAGGAATTTTCTATCTCGTTCTTCTTTAGCTCCGTCCCATCCGCATAGTTTAGCAATTTCTTTAACTTTAGAAACAGCCGAATATTTATACACGTCCATATATTCATTTAAAATTTGAGCAAATGTATCTTTACCTGCTCGTGGTTTACCATTCACAACAAACACCATTTTACGACCATTAAATTTATTCATAACATTACCTCCCTAGAATTTTATGAAGCTCGACTCGTTAAACTTTCTCTTATCATTTAAAGCTCTCTCGATGGCTAAATCGATACCCGAACGCGTTTTCATGTAGTAATAATATAAATCCGTATAAGGCGTATTAAGCCTGTCTATTCGTCCTGCTGATTGGTGCATGATTTTATATGAATAATTAAGCGAGTAAAATATAATCGTGTCGGTCGTTATACAATTCCATCCTTCAGCACCAGCAGTATATTGAACCAGGTACACCCACTTATTACCAGTAGGTGTTGGCTCGTGTTTATGTCCGTTCCATTCAGCTACTATCACATCCTCTCCGTAATATAAACTCTTGAGTATTTCTAGCTCGTAGTCGAAATTGTAGAACACTATAATCTTTTTATGTGTCTCAAACAATTCCAATAATTTAGTAGACCTTGAATCGTGCGTATTGACGATTTTTCGCAAAGCATAACAAAGACCGCTAGCATTTATTATCGGTTCATCGTTCCAAATGTCCCATCGTCGTTTCATCACATCCTTATATTGTGTTGAATCATATGACACATAGATATCACAATGATGTTGAACCGTCTCCCTTTCGAATTTCATGTCAACAAGGATTTCTCTTCTTTGTCTGATTAATCGCCCCGTTCCTATGTATTTTTCTATTTTTGGAAATTTGGAAAATCTAGAGAATACCGCATGTTCTCTCATGAATTCTGTTTTGTTTTTATAGAATCCATTTGCTATAAATACTGGTATGTAATCGGACCATGTGTCACCAGGAGTTGCGGATAATAATATCCATTTGTTTTTCTTAGCTATTTGTAGAAATGCCTTAACCCAAGCACCACTACCAACCACTCGTTGTTCATCAAATATAAAGAAGGAGTCAGTCACATCCTTGTATTTTTGTATGTTATTCCAAGAGTCCACTACAACCTTATTATCGTACATATTACATTCATCGTGAGTTGATAACAAGAAGTGTGACATTTCTCCCTCCCATTCAAAGGTGTCTCTTTTTCTAGCGGTTGTTATAATATAAAGGTCTGAGATGTCGCAATCATCCATCGGTACATAGTCTTCACCTAATAGAAATTTAATACTTCCGCCGTTTTGAAGGTAATAATACGAAAGGGCTGTTAGTGATTTACCGCTACCAACCCCTCCGTTTAATATACATCCGTTTTTCATTTTATTTATAGCATCTAGCTGATAATCTCTCAATTCCATTTAAATCATCCTTTCAGAAAGGAACCTCTTCGTCATCGTCAAAGTCATATTTACTTGCGAATGCGTCTTGTTCGATTTCAACATACATTGTTTTCAAGTAAGCTTTGATTCCTTCTTTTCCATTTACTTCCCAATGATAAGGTCTAATGATTAAGTCTACATTTGCAATCTCAGCATAGTCTAAAGTACCAATAGAAACGCTGTCTAAAGGTGTTTTATTACGTCCAGCAATCATAATAACTTTAGGTGGAATATTACCATAAGCGACAGTCACTTGTAAATATGGAGTTGGTTCTTCGCCGTCTTCACGAGGTCGTAAGTATTTCACATTCCAACCTTCAGCCACTAAATCGTCAGCCATATCGTGGTCTAATACAACGCAGAAGTTTTTATTACCTCCGCGATTAAATTTAGACTCTTCCCCTGAGAAGTTTTTAAAGATTAAACGAGCATTCTCAATCATAATATTATTTGTTTTTTTATAAGCCATTACAATCAATCCCCTTTACTTTTAATTTATTTTTCTTAACTCTTCAATCACCTGATTGGTTCTATCAATCTTTAATTGGTAATTATACTGCTTTTTCCAATCTTTAGAATTCCGTTGATCTAAGATGTATAGCTCTTTGGCGTAAATATCAATGAGCTTATTTAAGACCTCGATAGTCTTATTAACATCTTCATGATTCACAAATATCATCTCCCTCGTAAAATGGGTATAATCCATAATCTCCTACAACTAATGGTGGTTTAATATATAAATCGTCCGAAACAAACCATTCAAAATCGCCATATTTATTAATAGCATCAATAGCAGTATCAACCATTTCAATAAAATGTTTGTGGTCAATATCATCCACCCTTCCCAATTTCTCAACCATTTCTGATTCCAACCATCTGTATCCTTTCGAACCCGTTGCCGCATTGTATTTGCCGTCTTTTTCTCTATATAATATTCCTCCTCCGCATCCTTCTTTGATTGGACAGAATCGTCCTATTTTACCAATGAATATATAATTGTGTTCTCCTTCCTCTAGGTTTTCATTCATATCTAAATATAAAGAGCTTGTTACTGATTTCGTTTCACACAAGTCATCGAAAGTTATCTCCTCCTTAGAGAATAGTTTTTTAAACACGTACGGAATTTGGAATTGAGTACCAGTTGCGGTCCATTTTCCTCCTTTTTTTTTATTGTCACCCGGAGAATATCCATATTGAGCTATACAATCCTCAGCTGTTGCGTATTTAGCAATGTATACAGCATCATTCACAAGACACATTCTATCATATGTTGCTTCGTGTTCAAACTCATACCCATATTGTTTTGCGAATTCCATTGTGAATTCTATAATCTCTGGTGTAGCGTCTGGAATTTTTATAGAGTCTGTTTTAATATGAGCAACTTTGAATCCTCGCTTTTGAATTTCATCTTGAAGTGTTCGCATAAATAATGCCCCACGTAATGCCACGATATTGTTTTTATTTCTCACATCTCGAAATGGGTTATCGAAGTTCGCCGATGTTAAACCGTATACAGAGTTAATCGCAATCTTTAAAGCCTGAGCAAGTGCCGCGGCTGAAGATTCGTCGTCTAAATATTTAGCCAATCTTCCACCGAACAAATGCTTGGCTTTATCGAAATCACCTCGCTTAATAGCAATACGTGTATCTAAAATATCTTTGAAGTTTTGTGTATACTCACCGAATGCGTTTAAATTGATAGCTGAATTCGGATGCATAGAAGCGACATCCAATAAAGCCACGTTACCGTACATACCTGGTTCAGCATAAACATAACCCCCTTTTCCTAAATCATCACCTCGATAAATGTTTTTACCATCAATATATTCGTAACCAGGGAATGCGTTAATTACATCCATACTATTCATCCCCTCTATTAATATATTCTTCTAAAATATAATAGTTTTCCATCTGTTCACCGGCATCGTTACCATAGAGCCGGCAAATACTATCGAATTGTTTTTTATCCTGCTCGTTTAATCGAGAATATAAATCCGGATAGTCATCGATAGTGAAATTCTCAAATACATACCCGTATAGAGTTTTGGTTGCGTCTTCTTTTTGTAAATTGATTAGTTGATGTAGAATATCATTCTTAAATTCATCATCTAATAGATGAATGTCGAGTTGTTTTTCGGCCACTGAATTCAATAAGATTTTTCTTTGAAGAAAATCCACCTTATCGTTTAAAGTCCAATATGATGGAAATTGTTGCATAATAATCCCTCCTTTTTAAAATCAAAAGAAAAAGAAGAGGTTGGATTTGAACCAACAACCCTTGCGTTTTACAGCACCGCTCTACCTGGTTGAGCTACCCTTCTTTCTCATAATATAAGTTGTTATTTTCGCGTACTATTTCTTACAACGGTTAAAATATAAAGCAAGTGTAGTTAATCCTGAGCCTAGCGCAACAGCCAAACTCAGAGATACGCCGATAATGATGTTAGCTAAACCTATTTCTTCCATGGCTTGGTCGTATACTTCATTTACTAAATTACGTTCGGGTTTATTATTTTGCTCTTCCATTATATACGAGCCCCTTTTTTGGCGTAAATATATACACCGACGGCACAAGAGAAGCTCACAGCTGCTCCTATAACGCACACTTTAACTAATTTATTTCGCATAATAAAACCTCCTAATAGAATTGTTCACCCGTAGCTAAATCCGTATAGACAAGCTGCGGATGTCTTTCTTTACCAAATATAATTCTTGTAGTAAGCGTGTTTGTTGTGTCATTTACTGTCATACCCGCTAAATCCGCTAATATCTTTCTCGCCGTGAAGTCGCCTTTTAGATTGTTGAACACTGCTTCTGTGGCAATAACATCATTATCACAATATTCAGCTACTTCGATCCAACGCTCTTCGGGTACCGGTTGGTCCCATGGTAACCCTAGTTCCTGGTGATGAATACCTAGCTCAATCTCCCATTTTTTTAGAGATTGTTTCTTAGCGGCAAAGTCATATACATCCGTATAAGATAAGTTATATGCCTCTCCGAAGAATCCTTTACCTTCAGTTATTATTTGTTGAGATAGTTTGTATAGTTGCTCATTGGAATACCCCATCATTCGTGCATACATAATATGGTTGTCATAACGTCTACAGTTAAATCCCACGAGTCTGAATCGCATTAAGTCTTCTATTTGAGCTGGTTTAGGGTTTATCATGCGTACAACTTTTTGATCTTCACCCTCAAACTTCCAGTTAACTAAGAATAAGTTCGGAAATACCTCAACATCGTAGAATATAATTTTTTCATTGTCATTTAATACCGCGTTAGCTGGTTCCTTTGATTTGAACTGCATCGTTTGAACCAACTTGATACAATACTCGGCTTGATGTGTGCTACAAGCGGCAAATGACAACACTGCTGGTTTTAAATCTGTTACATCATAATGTAAATCGCTATGATAAGCATCATCTAGTATCTTATGAATGAAATCCACACTAGGTTTTGTTCCTGGATGAATCTCTTTTCTAATATTTCGCTTAATAAGCGTACGAATACCTTTCTCGGTTTTAATAGCCTCAAAGTTAACCACTTTATCCTCTCCTCTCAATGGTAACCCCGAACTAATGTTCGCGATAGGTAAATCATTACATCTCGTAAGTTTACGTCTTAGTGAACTTTTACCCGAGTATACCTTAACCTCAATATGTTCGGAATATATCGAGCTAAGTTTACTAGGGTCTCCCGTGTAAATATAATGCAAGTGAACGCCATTTCCACTCTTACTGAGCTCGCCGTAAGTTGGTGGCCATTTACTCGCTTCTTCTAGATTGCGTTCTAGACATTTATTTCCATTCTCGTCTGGAATATCAAAGTCAATTACTATGTGATTCTCCGGAACCTTCACATAATGTAATTGAGTTGTATCTATATCCTTTAGGGTTGTAGAAACATTATCCCACTTTTTACTCGGCGTTCCTTTTTCTGTAGCATACTGAGCAAAGCAGTTTTCACACATCTCATCGAATACTGATTCTGTATATTCAAATATCAATTTCGGCTTCTCTTCTACCGGCTTTATCTCAGTTTGCTCTTCTTCGAATTTCTCTTCTCTAAAACCAATATAATAACTTCTAACCCGCGTTTCATCGTCAAGTCTATATCGTTCTTTATAGTCTCTGAAATAGTTTCTTAATTCCTCTTTAAATACTCGTTTTGACATCGGATATGGTACTTTAGCCTCGTCGCAATAAGTTTTATACATCTCCCATGCGCATTTGAGAGTTGTTCCATTCTCTTTCTTAAATACAGGAAACGAATCTAGTACATAGTTATAAAAGTCATTTGAAGCTCCCATCATAGAGATTGGGACGTAGTCATCATACGCTCCCGGGTTTGCGTTGAAGACATCCAGACAGTGCTTCGCGATTGCACCGAGCTCAAATGAAACTCTTTTCATAACAGCTTTATACTCATTCGGGCTTAATTTATTCCCTGACGGTGATACGTCTATCAAACGTCGGATTAAACCCGATTTAGCGTCTGTAATTTTTACCGGTTTATTCGTACCCATATATAAGAAACAGTTAAATCTACTAGAATATGCGGCTTTAAACTTCTCGTTTACTGTCATTAACTCGTGAGAAACTAAACTATTTAATCTAGTGTTATCCTCAATTCTTGATAAGTCACCATCGTGTTGAATGGCCACAAGTGGATTACTCTTGAATGATTCAAGCGCAAATGAATTACTGCTAGAACCCAATGCCCGTGCATCAAATACTGAGTAATATCCATCGAATAATTGTTGTATAATATTCAAGATTGTTGATTTACCTGTACCGGCCGAACCATAGAATACCATAAACTTCTGAATATTCTTTGATTCGCCAGATACAATAGAACCTATAGACCATTCAATCTTATGTCTTTCTTCCGGAGAATATAAAGTGGAAATCAGTTTTTCGAATGAGGAATAATCTCCATCCTCTAGTGGGTATGATAGTCGTTTACTCGCATAATCCGTCTTAGTGGTCTCCATATTAGAGAATATCAATTTGTCATCTAGAGTATGGAAGGAATCCCGCATCTGTCTTTGACAATATTTATGCCAGGCGTCTATCATGCCAGATTCGGCGTCCCACATATGCAGAACCCGAATCGTAGCATCAAATCTATCTTTGTTCTCTTCCGCGTATTTATCAAGTTCTTTATCTATCAATTGTAGTGCATCTTGTTCATCAGTTGACCATAATCCTAATTCTTCCAACCATATAGCATAGAAGTCACCACCTCGTATCATAAGGTCGGAGCTCTTTTTGATTATGAATTTTGGATAGATTTCGATAACGCCTCGTTTGGTACTACGTGTCGAGATCATTAAGAAATCAATCATGCCGTTCATCCCCCTCCTTTATTAACTAACAACGTGTTTCTTGATCCATATTTAAAACCTCTTTTATTTTATATCAGCTAAGTATTTTTGATACTCGATATACATACTAAAGCCTATAAGAGCCGTAGCACAAATGGATATGGTTATTACAACTTGTTTAGTGTTTTTACCAACATCCTTATTGTCGGTTTTTATTTCTATTTTATTTTTTGGAATATCATACATAAATCTAATCATGTATAATCACCTCGGCGTTAAAAGCTGCTATTGTCGCTCTAATACCAAATATAAAAGCGGCACCAAGAACCACCATCTTAGTTATTCTTTTAATTTTCAACATGTTAGTCATCTCCTTATAAAAAGCTATCTAAATACCAACACATTTGTTTCCATATTTCAACTTCTCTTAAATCGTCCTTACATCCTGGAATGTGAATAATATTTCCTCGGCCGTCCGGTTCATAGTCTCTGTCCAAGAAGTTTTCTACTTGCCCATATACATAAGCCGCGTCAAATTTTCTATCTGTCATCCATGATAAGTCAAGATTATCGAGCATACGCCAGAACCAATAGCGAATATCCATCTCGCCTGTAATGTTTTCCATATGTAATGCCACTGAAACGATAAGTTCTAATACCGTACAAGGACGGGCCCAGTCCATTATACGAATATCACCACCATCGTTTACATAATACCATCTCATGTTTTCTCCATCTGCTGCTCGATTCTCATCATAGTCGACAGAATATCTAAAACTCATATCGTGTAACATTCCAAACAGTTTTCTAAATCCCCAGCCACCTTCATCATACATAGCTAAGTGATATAACCAATCAAAGTAATCATCCAATACAACGTTCATTATAGTCTCCTCCTCTCATTAACCCGAGACTATAACTGATGAGGTTTCTTTTCTTTTTGGAATGGTGGTTCTTTTAAGTCCGAATAATTCCAATCATCTCGTAGAATCTCGTAGTCTGTTCTATAAATATCATTTCGTACATAAACTGCTGTGGCTCCGAATTCCTCGAATACTTTAAGGTTTTCAAGTCCAACGATCACATCCGCTTCTTCGATAACATCATCCACATCATCCACTAATACACCGTCTGCGAAATATGTTAATGTCATTGTATCATATCCGGGTTCTTCTCCGAATTCCGATGGGTCGATAACATATGGGTCATCGTATTGTGGAACATTAATAGTTTGTGGTTTGTTATAGTTTGTATATCCGTTTTCTTTAACGATTTCTTTTACCACATCAACATCTTGAGGTACTTCAACCTCAACTTCTGGTTTTTCCTCTTTAACTTCATCGTGTTTATTTCTATAATATTCACGTACTTCTTCTACTTCTTGTTTAGCGTCCTCCAACGCTTTATTACGCACTAAGCAAGCTCCGGCTACAGCACCAACAGCTAAGCCGGCAGCAAATATAAATAAGCCTTTCATAACTATTCCTCCTCTTTGTTAATTTCTAATAAAAGTTTTTCTAATTCATATTCATGTTTCATTTGATAACGCTCATTAGCGAAATCCAATAACGTTTTTAATGCAACAATACCAGCGCCTAAATATAAAGCATTTTTAACTGTGTCGTGAGATAGTACGGCTTCTAATATCGAGATTAATCGTTTAATATCCGCATTCTTCTTATTTCCATGTTGATTCATCCAATCTCTAAATAATTCGTTTCCGTCCATGTTACTCCACCTCCGTGAATTTATCAATCAATTCATTAATGCGAGTTAACATTTTCGGGCTTGTGAATTTATCTTTAGCAGCACGTAACATATCTAGTTTTTCAGCATTAGTACTATCCGAATTAAGTATAAGCGTTAGAAAGCAAAGCTCGGTATTATTATTAACTGCGTTAATTCGATTATTAATGTTATCTACCGTAGCTGCGATACCATATACTACTCCTAAACCACCAGCGACAATAAGTGTTTTTGCTACTTTTTCTTCTACTTCTTTTTTGATATCTTCCGGTTTATTTTCGGTTACCTTTTTCACACATTTATGTAGTAATTTACCACCTAACGTACCAATAGCGAAAACACCCACACCAATCAATAACGCTTTTTTCATAATAACATCCCCTTTTCTATTTTACATTAAATCCCAAATATTTCCATCAACATTGAAATCTAATAAGATGTTTGTTTCGTATCCATTTACGAATGCTCGAACACGTTCTTTGCTCATATCATAAATACCGAAATCAACGAAGTTGTCTCCGTTTGGATTCTCTCTATCATATACCCAACCAACAATTTGTCCAGCTTTAGATTTTTCTAATCCTAACATTTCATAAACATCATTTAAGAATAAACGTCCTTTTGCTCGTAATAAATCGTTTGCGTATTGTTGTTGAGCTTTTAAGAACATTAAATTGTATTCTGGATCATTTTGCCAACATAGGCTTGCTGCATCGAAGAATCGTGCATAGTCAGAATATAAAGTTGGATTCATTGTATTAACAGTTTCTGTTACAGTTGTTTCGTTTCCTTCTTCGTCCGTAACAGTTTCAACAATCTCTTCAGCTTTGATTCCATAACGGATTTCTTTTTCTACTTCTTCTCCGAAACGGTCTACAACTCGTTGTTTGTATTCTTTGAACGATTTATCCACTGTTAAATATGCTGCCGATAATGCAGCATTACGTTTTTTCATAATATCATGTGAAGCTAACACACATCCAACCCCAGCAACACCAACGGCTACGGCTGGAGCATATAATTTAGCAACTTTAACTCCTGTTTGAATATAATTCACAGCTAAATCTTTTTTAGCATCTTCTTCTGTATATTTATCTTCGTAATTTGGATTAGATGCAACTTCTTTAATTTTATCTCGAGTTTCTTGTGCTTCTTCTAAAATATCATTTAATTTTAAAGTGGCTCTACAAGCCATTACAGTGCCTGTAACAACACCAACAACACCAACACCCATTAAAATTTCAGGGCTATGTTTTTCAACTTTACCTTTAACACCATTATATACATTAACAAATTTTTCTTTCATAATTAACACACTCCTTTTTTATTTTTCATTTTATCGTCGATAAGTGAACCAACGCACGCAAATGTGAATAGACCAGCAATACCAAATGCTACTGCGAATCTATGTTCTAAAATTATTTCTATAACACCACGAGTAAATATTAATTCCTCATTATTAAACTCTTGAATATCATTCATCGAGTAACACCTCTCTTTTTAGAAGTGCAATCTTTGACTATTTCAGGAATGCAAATACCAACTAGAACCCCGCATGTGAATCCGAATATCGCTCCCACTCTAAACTTTCTCATAATTAACACACTCCTTTAGATTTTTTAATCATATTATATAAACTATGCCCAATGGCAGTACCAATCATCATATAACCAACAATAACCATCAAACTTCCCATAAATAACACTCTCCTTATTTAATAATATAAATCACTGTTTGTGGTTGCTTTGATGAGTGTCTCATATGTAAGCAACCTAAAATTACAAGGCCAGCTGCTACGCCGGCCGCTATCACTATTTCTTGTTTATGGTTCTCTAATTTATCTTCAACAATAGTATCAAAAGCCCCAACTGTCATCTCGCGTTTTTTCTCCTTCCAGAAGTTTTTAAAGACTTTCATCTTCGTCGACCACCTTTTTTAATAAATTATTAACAATAGCATCTTCATAAATACCAACAACAAAACCAATCTTACCCCAATGACGTAAGAATGAAACACAACAAGTAATTGCTAAAATATAAAGTGCACCTTCACCAAAGAATTTGTATAAGAAGAAAGCGAATAAAGCATCTAAAATGATCATAGAAATTTCCCTCCCCGGAATTTTTTGATTAATCAAATGGTAATGCTTTTGGAAGTTTAAGTAAATATCCATCTCTCACACGTTGCACATCAGCGTCTCGTAAACGAGTCCATCCGTATTTATTATCTGTATAACTTCCATTAATACCAACTAAATCGTACAAATCAGCAACGCTAACCATACCATAAGTATCGATTAAGTCTTGCATTCTGTCTAACACTTCTTCTGCTTCTCTACGAGTGTCTAGAATAATATCGTCGTAATCATATCCTCGAACTCGTGTTCGTGTCCCTCGTTCATAATCTCGTTCTCGTTCGTAATATTTCGTATAAGATACTCGTGAATCATTACGACTACGATTTTTAGGTTTAGTTTCACCATATAATAACATATCGATTCCGCTTGATACCATTTCCGAAATAGCTTTCTTAGCCGCTGGTAATAATACCTCCTGGATAATATAATCTTTTACACTATGAACATCCTCAGAAATAAAAGCGTCTGCGAATTTTCGTACCTCATTTTTCTTACGAGTTTTACCCGTAGCAACACGCTCAACTTTTTTTACTGGCATTACCTCCGTATTAGAAGCCTCCTCTTTGCTTCTATGCGAATTTCCTTTGTATTCATTCATAACAAACATCTCCTTTCGAAATATAAAAACAGAAAAAAGAGAGTAAGTGTGGATTCGAACCACCTCTCACTGCGTCGGGAATGACCAGCTCTAACCAAGGTCTCACTCTCTCATAATACACCGTGTAAATTTCGCGTACTACATAAATCTGTCAAATCCATATTGAGGTGGATTATCGAAATGCGTCACAATACATGGTTTATCATCTTCTGAAATGATTGAGCTAAACGAAACTTCAATCATTCCTTTTGAAATATCCCAACCTTGTTCGTATCCAATGTCAGTTGGTTTCATGCCTAATTCGAAATAGAACTCGTTCAACGATAAGATGTTGTCGTTCAATAACTTGTAGTTCATGTCGTTTACCGCTTTCTGAATCACGTCGATGTTTGATTTGAAGTAGCGTCCGGATAGCATATCGTAACATAAGAATTCCTCCTTACCCAAACAGTTAACAACCACCGGTCTGTCTTCGACTCTATCTCTTGCTATTGCATCGCGAATCTCTTTTTCTTTTTCTTCACCTAGAGTCTCAACAACTTTACTTCTATACTCTAATAAAGCCGATTCCGATAACTTATAAGCTCCGGCTAACATCGCATGTCGTTTATTTTGAGTTGTAGTTGCGGCGATAATACAAGCAGCCGAAGTACAATATCCAACAGCTGCTGGGACGTAGCATTTCCAAGTTTTCTTAACTACCTCAAATTTCGTTAAGTCTTCATCCTCCTGTTCTAGAATATCAAGAGCTTTGGGTGTCGCTTTTACAGCTAACACGGTACTTGTAAGCATACCAGCCAAACCAAACCCGACAAGAATCTCAGGACTCTTCTCTGTCACCTTAGTAATCATATCATTTCTAATCTGTTTGAAATCCATAACATGACCTCCTAAATATAAATTTATGAAACGCAAAAGAACAAGCCGTTGCGGCTTATTCTCCTTGATTAAGGTTTGCTAATTGTTCGGCGATAGCTTTAGCTACTTTTTCATTGACAATACCTTCTAGTTTTTTATCATTAGCATAATCCGTTAACAATGAACCTACTACTGCAAACGCACCACCCAATAATGCCACCACTTGAACAGTATCGACTTTGAAATTTTTCATAAAGAACACTCTCCTTTAAATTAGTTTCGTCTTTCTCATAATAGGCGTTGTAATTTTCGCGTACTAATACCATTGAAGATAGTCTTTGGTTGGTTGCATGTTAAATCTAATAGCGAATGCTTGTAGTCCGTCGTGTGTTGTGATTTCGTCGAATGTGGCTTCAATCCAAGAATATCCAATAACTTCCCAGTCTCTAAGAGCGGCCCATCCAACAGTTTCGCCATATTCAGTTGGACCAAGATTGAAGAACTCATATACCTCGTTTAGTTTCAAAGCACCTAAGAAATTAAACATTCTATTCATGTTATATTCCGCTTCTTTCATATCATACATACTCATTTCGAAATATCTATTCGAGATTTCATCATAGAATAATCTAGGCTCATGTAACGAACCGTATTTCTCATACAACTCGATTTCTTTTTCTAATTCAGCTCGTACTTTCGCTTCCCCCTCCTCACCAAATACTTCTTTTACTTTTCGTTGGTATTCTTTGAATGTGCTATCTAAATACGTATATGCACTTAATAATGATGCTTGTTTGTATTGGTTAATTCTATTTGCACTTAAGATACATGATGCCGTTGCTAAGCCTGCTAGTACTGCTGGAATATAAGCTGGAGCGACAGCTAATACTTTCTCAAAACGAGTAAGAGGATATCCATACTCCTCTTGTTTAAATTTCTCTTTTTCTTCTAATAAACGTAAAGCTTTCGGCGTTGCTGTGGCGGCTAATATGGCCGTACTAGCGACTCCAACAACACCTAAACCGGTTAAGATACTCGCACTATTTTCAACACAAAAATTTTTCACTTTTTCCATAATAATTTCCCCTTTCGAAAAATAAGAGACCGCGTTTAAACGGTCTTTATTTCTTAAGAATTACTTTCTAAATTTGAATAATGCAGATAAAGATTTTCCAGCCATTGTTGTGAAGATGTGATCCTCTTCGAATTCACAAATCATACGAGCAAACCCTTTCTTACAAGCAGCTTCAATCAAAGGTGCCGCTACAACAGCCATACCGACTTCGACAACTTTCACAATTCTATCTTTTTTATCTTTATCTTGTTCATTTTGTCTATCGATTGCCTGCATAGCTTCCTCAAAAGCAGCTGATGCTACGTCAGGATTATCTACTAATGATTTTTTTAAACGATCATTAATCACTTCTTCTAACAATTTTTTGTTATCTTTTTTCATAACAAACATCTCCTTTAAAGTTAATTCTTTCTCATAAAAGCAGTGGTTATTTTCGCGTGATTCGTACTAATAAATATCTTCTTCGATGTAGTTTATTAAAGTCATCTATAATCATCTTATATACGTCTTTATTAGCGTCGGTTTCATTTATTTGAAATGCTCCGTTTTTAAATCTAATGAGTGTAAATATCCATGAAACAATAAATCCTAATACAAAACAAACAGCATACAACATAATCAATCTCTCCTTTCTAATGTTGCTCTGTTTCTATAACCTCGTTTGTCTTTGTTTTTCTTAGAAGCTATAATATCATCGATAAATCTAATATACCTAGGATCGTCACTCAATCTTTTATGGCTATGTAGTAAATATAAATTCTTCGTCTTTGGTTTTTTGTGTCTTATAACGTTATCGATAATGGTTTTAGCCATATTGAAACTTTCCAAATGGGTGTGTCCTTCTTCCCATTCTTTATTTGTATTATATGCTATATATCCGATTTTCTTTCCACTTTTAACTTTCAAAATTATAAAATGCTCTTTCTCATATACTTTTTGAGAATTATCACGTTTGTCTTTTTTACTAACACCAACCCATTCATCCGCCATAATCAATCTCTCCTATGTCATTTTAGTTTTTCGGTATAACCTAAACTAATCCAACCAGCTCCCGATTTTAATTTACCCCAACCATTTTTAGTTTCAACTATCGTATACACTTGTCCTTTTTTCACTGTTCCTGAAACAGCATAAGATACTCCAGGACCTTTACGTACGTTTAAATTGTTAGCAGTGATTTTAACCAAATAGTTAGATGATGATACCACCGAAGACGCTGTCGTCGTATTACTGACACGTTGAGTATAGCTTAGATTAATCCATCCAACTCCTGATTTTAATTTACCCCAACCATTTTGAGTTTGAACGATTGTGTATGCTTCACCTTTTCCTAATTCTCCACAAACAGCATGAGATACTCCAGGACCTTTACGTACGTTTAAAGAATCAGTATTAACCTTCACAATATAATTAGTATTTGTTGGCGTACTTGTTTGTGTTGGTGTCGTAGTAGACCCACTATTAATATAGTTTCTTACTAATGGGATGAAGTTTTTCTCGATTGCTTCTCTCGAGTTACCAAATCCCATAAAGTTTGTTCCCGGACAAGTTTTAGCCGAACGTCCTGCTACATAGTCCCCAAGATATGAACCACCTGCTGTAAACCAAGCATGACATCTAATTGTTGAAATTGAGGGTGTAATATTGAACTTTTTACATAGCTCTCCATACACGGCAATGACAGCTTGTTTTTGTTCGTTAGTCATAACATCTTGTCCGTGATCAAAGTTCCCATAGATCTCAATACAAATTTTGTTGTAATTCCAGCCACGGATACCGATAGCTGTTGTATTAGCTAAACTTCGCCCAGTAACAATCTTACCATTTGGAAAAATAGTAAAGTGTTGAGCAATATCATCCCAACCGTTTGTATTAACATGAAAAGACTTCATATTATTTTGACGTGTTAATTCATCTTCATGTGTACCATTAGCTTTATAAAAATGTTTGTAGCTTGGTGATGCAGTATGATGAATCTGAATCCCCGTATAATTATAGTTTCCTTGTTTTTGTAACCAGCTTTTAAATTCATTTACGCTCATTTTAGTAAAACCATAACGTGTTTCACTCATATCAAATTCTCCTTCCACGGTTTCATATAATTGGTAATCCTCTGCGGATTGATAAACCCCTTCTTCACTTTGTTGCTCCTCAAATATAAAATCCCCATAATCACATATGAACACTTGTGTTCGCCTCCTATTTAATTAATACCTCTACATCTTGAGAATATCCAAGTTTTTCTAGAAGTATTTGTACTTGGCGAACTGTAAGTTGATCTACTCTATTTTGAATGTTTTCTCGTTCCATATAATTTTGGACATACTCAACACCTTTTGTATCGAAAGAGTCTTCCCATTGACGAGTCGCTCTTTCAGCATCGTTTTTATTAGCTAAAATATTCGTGCTGCATTCATCATCAAGTCTAACAAACGAATTAGCTACTCGATGATATGCCTTATTGTCGATTTTAGCTTTCGGTACCTCCACCACAATCTTTTTATCTGTGGCTCTGATTATCTTAGACTGACTTAAATCAACAGTTAATGCGTAGTAGAAATCCGCTCTACCTGTAAGTTTATACTCGCTTTTAAAACCAAAAATACTATCACGTTTATATACATACGTATGTCTAATATTAATGGTACTATCCAATACTTTGAAATTACATTCTTCGTTTAATTGTTCTTTTAAAGTTGTAACATCGATTATTGTTTCTGTATAGTTGTGTTTTTGTTCCGTCATGTTCTTTTGAATATAAAGGTCCTCCTCTAGTTTATTAATTTCATACTGCTGATTTAAAAATACTCCCGTTAAAACCACACCACTCAATCCTACTGCCGCTGCTTTTTTACCTAAGTTTTTTGTATTCATTTCAATACCCCCTTATAAATATAAAATGAAGAGGGTAAGTACGGAATCGAACCGTATTACACCGCCCGAAATTCGTGGTCTTACCCTCTTCATTAAAGGGTTTGTGTTTTTCGCGCGATCATTTTATAAATAATTCATTATTTGAATCAATTATGATTGTCTTTTTTGCACCATCCGCATTAACCATTGTTAACTGCGTCTCGTTACTTAGAAAAACATTACCAGAATAACTTCCATATTTTATTTTATCGATTGTCATATCGCCAATAAGATTATTATATAAATATACTTTTTTATGGTTACCAATATTATCTACCTCTATACCATATTGTTGTATACTCGCATCATCGGTTATAGTGTTGAATAAAACGGCGACGTCTGTCGTGTTATATAGACGTATCCCCGATATGGAAGTATTTGATATTTTATTACCAAAAATTGTTGCATTTTTACTTGTCTCAGCCACTGAAATCCCTCGTTCTCCACCGCATATGTAATTTCCATAGAATGAGTTATTAGCCCCACTAGATGATATAGCTACGCCTTTACAAGAATTAGGAAAAGTATTCGATGATATCGACGAGTTGGAAGCCGTATGTAGGACCATGCCGGTTGACATCGAACCGATAAACCTATTATGTGATATAATATTGAATCCGCCACCGCTAAAACTCATCCCTCGGATAGAATCGCATTTTCCAAAAATAATATTCCCATTAATCGTTAGATTTCCGGTCATATTGGCGAATATAGCAGATTGGGTTAGTGTATATGAAGGGTCAACAGCACTTGGTGTTTCGATATAGTTATTCTCGATGACACAATATGATGATGTTGTCATCCCTTGCCATTTTGGATTTCTGCATTGATTATTCGATATAATACAATATTCAGAGCTTTCGACATGGATACATACTTTAATATTGTCTTTCGCATCGATGAAATTATCACTTATAATTGAATATTGCGCATTTAAATCACAACAAATACCTGCTCTACTGATTTGTTCCTGGTTGGATTTACCAAACACTCTATTGTTTGTTATAATAGCCCCTCCAGTCATGCACAAAATACCATCATTTGGAAAACCTGTATTTATCGGTAGTAAATTCGTTATTAGGTTATTATCTATAGTACAACCGAATTGTGGACCCCCATTCACTCCAAACATTATACCTAATACGAAATTATCTATTTTATTATCTTGGATGATACAATCATTTCCGACTACATGTATAGCGCAACCTTTCGTGAACACAGATGTTGACGAAGGGGTGAAATAATCGGGGTTTTCAAAATTTAAATTTTCAACAACACTACCATCAGCACGAATACGTAGTAAATCAAAATCAACCCCTCCCAACACTAGAGTTCCGCCTCCGTTTACCGTTACTTTTTTGTCTATCGTGAGTGAACTGGTTACAATATAGCGTCCTTTTGGAAATACTAGCGTGTCACCATCGGTTAAACTTTCGATGGCATCTTGTATGGCTTTTGTGTCGTCGGTAACACCATCACCACCTGCTCCGAAATCTTTGACTGATATGGACGCGTTACTCTCTATTTTATTTAATCGAGTCGTGATATTAACCATCTCAGCCTCGACCGTATCAACCATACTAGACATCTCAGCTTCCGCATTATCGATTATATTAGTTAATTGGTTTTCAGCACTAACAATAGCCGAATCTATCTCATTAACCGCGGTTTGAATTTCGTTCAACCCTGTGACGAATTCGTCTTCCAAAAACGTCAATTTAGAATCAATTCTATAAACATCCAAATCTACCGCATCTTTATTATCTTTTATCGTATCCTCCAAAGCGTCCATTCGTTTGCTATCATCAGTCAATCGTTCTTCTAAAATATCAAGTCTACTATCGGCCTCCACATGTCTATCTATATCATTGTTATTGATGGCCTCCAGACTCAATTCAATTTTATTTAATTTAACGGCGGTTATTTTATCTCCGGCTTTCCATTCGGTTTTATTATAAGTGCCGTCTTCGTTAAACATATTCGCCATTAATTATCACTCCTTTGATTTAAATGTTAGTCTATCTAGACCTTTAGTTGAATTATCATTCCAGATTCCTAGAAATGCGGTGATAATCGCGACGATAGCTACTGGATTTTGAAGAATGCCATATAAGGCTTCTCCTAATAGGCTCCAACTTGTTAGTTGTTGGAAATCCACACCAGCAGCTGAGAATATCAACGCGAACACCGATAACCAGAAATATGGGTTTTTAAGTTTTTCTTTCATTTTTTTCACCTTCATTCTATTTTATATTTTTTTTGCGTGCGATATAACTTAAAATTTATACACTTCGAAAACACCCATTAAGTATGTTGATACTTGATTTGATGTTATGTTTTTTATTTTAACCCCATAGCTATCTATATAAAATTCAAACCCATCATGTGAAATCATATCATTTTCTATATTACTACCATTAATAATTAAATAAAAAGCTCTAACCCCGAGACTAGAATATATGACACCTCTTACTACACCCATTATATATTTGCATGATGGGTAATCAACGAGTACCCCGGATGATTGCGCGCCCAATTCATGATA